GAATCCATAGAAGGAACCTTATGAAAAACATTAAAATCTTCATCGTCGTACTGCTGACCCTCGGGTTGGCGTCATGCGCTGGCTTCGGCCAGTGGAAACCCGAAGCGCAGACTGCACTGAAATCATGGAGCACATGGGCAAATGAGTGGGTAGGCGGGGTGATCCAGAATGCTCCTGCTATTATCGCTGCGGTTGCAACCAGAACGGGCAACACTAAGGAAATTAAGGCAGCAAATGCTGCGGTTACGGCTCTACAGGCGGCATTAGGAGCTTATCACGCCGTTACCTCGACGACTTCACAGGAAGGGATAATCGAGGCGATTGCCGAGGTAAACGCCACCATTGGAGCTATTGAGAACACTGCGGCGATCCTGGGGGTTAAACTCCCTTCTTCGCAATAGACTCATGGCTGGTGCAGGCGGCTATGGGCGAGGACGACAACGACGACATTACCTCGGGATGGGCCTGTCCCATGTTTGACGGCGATGTGATGACGGACAGCGAAATGGACTCGGTTCGGTTCTTTTGGAGAATGGAGTTTTGAGCATGGGAATTCTAAAAGACATACAAGACCTTCCGACTCACAGCAAGGTTAAGATTGTGGGACTCACGGTCTGGTACTGGCTGTTCCTGCTCGCCTTGTACTTGATATTACCGGCAGGGTGCGCTCAGTCCGGATCGGTCCACGTCAAGCACCATTCCATGATTGGATACTCTGATACATGGGAGATCACAGACGGCACACACAAAGTCGGCTATTACAATGGAGATTGCTGTTGTGTGGCCGATATAGTCGTGGACCAAGTGGCCAATCTTATCAAGGGTGGAGTTATCGACTGGCCGCGTTTGGCAACCGACAAGGAATATCAGAAGATCATAATGGGTCGGGCCTGCAAAGAGAACAAGGGGAACTGACATGCTTCAGCTTTTAATCGGTCTGATTGTCTTGGGGGCAATCCTCTACATCCTAACGATGCTTCCGATTGACGCGACGATCAAGCGTATCATCCAGGTGATTGTGATCGTATTCGTCATCGTCTGGCTTCTTCAATTCTTTTGGCCCATGCTCGGCGGGCTTGGCACTCCAAGGTTGAGGTAAGGCTTTTTATGGGCGATGTCATTAATCTTCGAGGCGTTACCTATCTGGATCTACCCGTAGATCGAGTGCTTGAGTCGGCGAAAAGCGGACTTGATGGTGTTGTGCTGATCGGGTGGGACAAGGAAGGATCGTTTTATTTTGCCTCAACCTATGCAGATGGTGGTGATGTGATCTGGTTGATTGAGAAGGCCAAACTCGCACTGTTGAGTGTAGGCCGACCGGAGCTTGAGTGATGGACTTCACTAAAATCCTTTTATGGTTCGTCCGTGGGAGTTGGAAAACTACGGCCGTTGGCTTCATAAGTGCCTTCCTCATCCTGATTGTGCCGTCTCTCCAGGAAGGCAAACTCCCAACAACGCCGCAATGGATACTCGCCCTTGCTCTTGCATTCCTTGGCACCGTATCCAAAGACGGCGACAAGTCAGGCACCGGGCAGCCGGGCGATCCTGTCCGAGGGACGGCGGGGCCTCCGAGTATTGCACAGGTGCTTGTCGAGCCTGAACCGCCTGTCAAGAACACGATGGGTAGACAGGATGCGGGGGACCAATGACACCCACCGAACGCCTGCTGCGCCTGATCCTTAAGGGCATGGTGATCCTGTTGCGTCAGCACTACGTGTTTGGAGGTAATGAGCCGTCAAAGGCTCAAGAGTTGATTGAGCTGATGGAGGCGGAGTTAGAATCGGAGGCAAAGTAAATGGCCGATGTAATTGTTCTACCGTGTGACACAACCCTTGATCTACCCGTGGCCCGCGTGCTGGATGCGGCCAAGGAGGAAGGGTACCAACAGGTGATCGTGATCGGACTGGATAAAGACGGCATCCTCCAACTACATTCCACCAGGTCCGATATGGCCAGGATATTCCACGATCTCCATGCCGTGGCCCAAGGCATCATTAATGGCTATTTCGGCAGGATGGGCGGGTGAGATGGCCGGCGGCAAACTGACACCGAAGCAAAAGAGGTTTGTCGAGGAGTATTTAATCAGCCTCAATGCAACCAACGCCGCAAGAATCGCCGGATTCAAGCAGCCACAGGTTCAATGCGCGCGGCTGTTAGCGAATGTTAGAATTCAGCAAAAAATAAATCAGGCGGTAAAGCAGCGCTCGAAGCGAACGGAAATCACCCAAGATCGGGTGTTAACGGAACTCGGGCGCATTGCCTTTTTCGATCCGCGCCGACTCTTCGATGAGCATGGAAATTTCAAGGATGTTAAGGACCTGGATGAAGATATCGCCGCGTGCATTTCCGGTATTGAAATCGTTCGGGACAAGGTGAAAAACGACGAGGGCGAAATAACCACCACGGAAACAATCAAGCTCAAATTCTGGAATAAGGTGAGCGCCAATCATTTGGGCGGCAAACACCTGAAAATGTTTAAGGAAACAGTGGATGTAAATGTGTTCTCACACGAAGAAACGCTGAAAGATCTTGAATGACAGAGAACGGGAAATACGTCAACGGCTCAAAGATGACTTCCAACACTACGCCGCGAAGTGCCTCAAGATCAGGACAAAGGCGGGCACCATTGTTCCGTTTGCGCTTAACCGCGTTCAACTTTATATCCATCAACTCCTTGCGGAACAGATCGAACGAATCGGCAGAGTCCGGGCTATTCTTCTCAAAGGTCGTCAACAAGGGTGCTCAACCTATGTCGAGGGCCGCTATTACTGGATTACGACCCACCGCTTCGGCTGGCGCACGTTCATCCTCACCCACGAGGACCCAGCGACACAGAACCTGTTCGAGATGGCGAACAGGTATCACGAGAACTGTCCTCGGCTCGTTCGGCCTTCGACAGGCATATCGAACGCCAAGGAGCTTCTTTTCGACAAACTTGACAGCGGATACAAGATCGGCACGGCAAAGACCAAGGGCACGGGCAGGAGCGCCACGATCCAATGTTTTCATGGCTCCGAGGTTGCATGGTGGCCGAATGCCGATTCGCACGCCGGCGGCATTATGCAGGCAATTCCCGATGAGCCTGGAACTGAAGTCATTTTGGAAAGCACGGCCAATGGCCTTGGGAATTTTTTCCATAGATCATGGCAGGACGCCGAATCCGGAAAGTCGGAGTACCTTCCGATTTTCATACCCTGGTATTGGCAGCAGGAATACAGAAGAGCGGTGCCTTTTGACTTCATGCTTGAGCCCGATGATCAGGAATACATGGATGCCTACGGGCTCGACCTTGAACAAATGGCATGGCGAAGGGCAAAGATTGTGGAATTAAAGGACCCATTGCTTTTCAAGCAGGAGTACCCAGCAACGGCGGCCGAGGCCTTCCAGGTGACGGGCGAAGAAACGTTTATTAAGCCCGGATGCATTCTCAGGGCTCGAAAGTATACCGTAACCGATCCATCGGGGCCGGTGGTTGTTGGGTTCGATCCTGACGCGGCAGGCAAAGACGGAGCGAGCACGATCTACAGGAAAGGGCGCTGCGCGTTCAACCTGCAAAGATATCACAAACACGATGCCATGGCGCATGTGGGCACGGCAAAGGTGATCCTGGAAAGCAAAGACCCATACGTCGACATGATGTTCATCGATGCATCGGCGGACGGGGTTATCTCCCGGCTTTGGGAGATGGGATACAAGAAGCGTGTTCGTGCAATTCATTTCGGAGGGGCGGCGCTAAACGAGAAGTACAAGAACAAGCGAAACGAGATTTGGGGGCTCATGGATGACTGGCTAAACGATGAACTGCCTGTGTCCATTCCCGACGACGACAACCTTCACGCTGATTTAATGGGGCCTCGGTTCAAATATGACTCGAACCACAACAAGGTACTTGAAAGCAAGGAGTCAATGCGGAATAGAAATGTCCGGTCCCCCAATGATGCCGACGCCTTGGCGCTTACTTTCTCCGAGCCCGTGCGTCAGAAAACAGAACTTGAACTGGCGCAGGAACGATTGGCCGAACAAAACCAGGAAGACTACGACCCGCTAAGAGCAATGGGGTATCGATGATACAGTCAGACCAGGTACAGCAAATATTGAAGCGCATGGAATACGGGAAGCAGATTCGCCAGTGGTGGGAGTCCAATCTGTGGAATCCCGTAATCGACCTGCTCTTTCCGCAAATGGGGTCGATGCTTTCCGGCGCCTACATAAACGAGGGGGAGAAGCGGGGATCGAAGGCTTACGACGGTACACCTGAATGGGCGGCCGAAGTCTGTACCTCAGGCATGTACAACGGTTTGGTGCCCGAGAACTACAAGTGGTTCAAGTGGAAGATCGAGCCCGATTGGCTGAACGAAGTTGATGAAGTCAAACGGGTGATGGAAGAGCGCGAAAACATTGCGATGAAGTACCTCTACAACTCGAATTTTCCGGATGAAACGAAGCAGGCTTTCAGGCAATGTTCGGCACTGGGCACGGCGATTAAGTGGCGGGAGAAAGACCCCGAGAAGGTGTTTCGGTTCGAAGTGCTGAAGCTTTCGAACTGCGTTATCCTCGAGAACAGGTACGGCAAGGTCGATACACTCTTCCGCGAGTGCAAATGGACGGCGCGGAACGCATTCAAGGAATGGGGCGATAAATGCCCCGAGTCGGTCAAGTCAGCGGTTAACTCTGGCAATATGGATCAGCAGTTTGATTTCGTTCATGCAATCCTGCCCCGCGATGATTTCGGTTTGACCCGTGACGACCGGCTCCGGGACAACAAGAACATGCCCTGGGCGGAATTCTGGATCGACCCGGGTACCAAGAATGTAATGGCCGAGGGCGGGTTTCGGCTATTCCCCGCAAGCGTGTGGCGGTGGGAGAAGATACCGGGTGATTTCAGCCCTTACGGTAGGGGCCCGGGTATTAAGGCCCTGCAGGACATGGGCGCCCTCAATGCTCAAGAGAAGATGAACATGGTGGCGGGTGAGAAGATGGTCGAGCCAGCCGTCATGATTCCTGAGGGTTTCGAGAAGTTCGTTAATCTCAATCCCCGCGGGCGCAACAGGTATAACCAGGTCGAGACGGGCGGAGCGGTCATCGCGGCCATAAGCGAGGTGCGGAGCCTGCCCTATGCCCTCGATATGCAGGAGCGCAAATCTCAAGCGGTGCGCCGGCGGTTCTACGTGGATGCCTTCCTGATGCTCTCCGACTACCAGGGCAGTGCGGACAGGACCGTGATCGAGATAATGGAGCGCAAGCAGGAAAAGCTCCAGATCCTGGGTCCTATGCTTGGCACTCAGAAGATAGAGCACCTTGACGCGGATTTAGATGATATCTGGCGCATGCTGGAAGAGTCGGGTAAGTTCCCGCCTCTGCCCGATATAGTCTATGAGTATGCTGAGAACGTGACCACCGAATATGAAAGTCCCTTGCTCACAGCTCAGAAAAAGAATGAATCGTCGGCGGCAACCCGGGTGTACCAGGTTGCAGGGGTAATCAGTCAGGCCAAGGGCGGGGACATGGAAGTGTTCGACAACCTGGACGACGATGAGACGATCCGGATGTTTGCCGAACGTGAAGGCGCCCCGACCAAGATTTTGCGGAAGGTCGAGGATCGGGACGCACGGAGACAGGCTCGGGCCGACCAGGCGCAGCAGCAGATAGCACTTGAACAGAGCATGGCGGCGGTGCAGGCGGCACAGCAACTCGGGCAAATCAGCACGAAACCTGATGAACCGAACGCGCTTACTGATGTGGTTGGGGGGATGACGCAGCAATGATGACCGATAAATTCATAGCAGAGTTTTTTAACATTAAAGGCGATGGCATAGATTCAATCGAAGCGACCCCCAAAACCCTCAGGTATTTACGTTTGGAAGCTGAAGACGTGGAAGCGCAACAGGTCTTGTTCAATGACATTAAGATTTTGGGAATATCCGTTTTCACAAATTCGCTCATGCCCGAGAACGAGATTTATTTTCTCAGCAAAGGAAAGGCTATAGCTAAGATCAGACTATGGCCACCAGACGCGAAGGTTGATAAATGACCGACTTCGAACATGAAGACGAAGCGCAAGAACGCGAAGAGGCCACGCAAAGGCTTATCGCGGCCTACCGGCGGCTTTTCTCCGGTCCTGACGCTGGCATTGTTGTTGCGGATCTGATCAGGTTCTGCGGCGTGTTCAATGGGGTCGAGTCCGAAATAGAGGAGGGCAAGCGATTAACGGCGGTCTACATACTCCGCATGAGTGGGGTCGAGGCTAAATTCAAAAACATAGTGGAGGCTTTATGAGTTGGTTTGAAGAACTGGCACCCGAGTTACAGACGGCGCATGCCGAATTCGCGGATAAGAGCCCGGCCGATGTGCTGACCGCGTACAGCGATGCAAGGTCGAAAGCGTTCACTGTTCCCGACGATCCGGCTTTTGAAGCGTACAAGGAAATGAAACCCGAGGACCTCATCAAGCAGCACGCGGAACTTTCGGGCAAGGTCAAGGACGCTATCGTGCCTTTGGGCGAGAACGCGAGCGAAGACGAACGCAAGGCCTTTGACGAACGAATGCGCCAGATAAACCAGGTGCCCGAGAAGGCCGAGGCATACCAGGCGAAGCTACCAGAAAACGTCAAAGCCGACGATCCCCTGCTTGTGGCGTTTCAGGCCGAGGCTCACAAGGCCGGTATGTCTCCAACCCAGTTCCAGGCCGGGGTTGATACGTTCGTCAATTTCATGACGCAAATGGAAACTCAGGCACAAGCCGAGATAGGCAGGCAGCGCGAAGCACTCAAGATCGAGCAGGGAGCCAAGTTCGATGAATACATTCAGGCGTCCGAGGGCGCCATGCGGGAGCTTGGAGTCGAGGCCGGATTCAAGCCCGAGGAAGTGCAGGACATGATTACCCGAACGGGGTTGAAGGATAACATCATGTTCGTGCGGATGTTCAACAAAGTGAGCCGCTTTTTCGAAGAGGGCAGGCTGAAAGGACAGCCGGGAGGTGGGCAGGACAAGAGCCTAAAGGATCGGTTCTTCACGGGCTCGGCTGACATTAAATAAAGGGCGTGCCTTCCGGGTGGTCCGGTCGGCCTTTTACCATCACTATCCCGATGAACGTCGTGAGACGTGCGAAAGGATGAACGAAAATGGCAGTATTAGGTGCAGATTTTTTGACCCTGGCGGATTGGGCCAAACGGGTCGATCCGGACGGCACGGTCCCGGATATCGTGGAATCGCTCAATGAAACCAACGAGATCCTGGACGACATGCTGTTCACGGAAGGCAATTTGACCACCGGTCACAGAACCACGATCAGAACCGGGCTTCCTTCCCTTACCTGGCGCAAGCTCAATTACGGCGTTGCGCAGAGCAAATCACGCACGGCTCAGGTAGATGATACCTGCGGACTGTGCGAGGGCGTGGCCGAAGTTGATGAAGAACTTGCAAACCTCAACGGCAACTCGGCGTCCTTCCTCCTGAGTGAAGAGGCCCCCTTTGTTGAAGCCATGTCACAGGAAATGGCCGGGGGTCTTTTCTACTTCGATACCGACGTCAACCCCGAGAAGTTTCTGGGTCTTGCCGAACGGTATCCGACTCTTGCCACCTCAAACGTAATTGACGCCGGCGGCAGCGGGTCCGACCTCACCTCGGTGTGGCTCGTGACCTGGGGGCCGAAGACCGCTTTCGGCATCTTCCCCAAGGGTTCGACCGCCGGTCTTTTCCGCGAGTACAAGGGTAAGGTCCGCGTGACCGATGCGGACAACAATCCGTACTGGGCGCACTCCACACAGTACAAGTGGAAGATCGGCCTTTGCGTGCGCGACTGGCGATACATCGTCCGGATTGCCAACATTGAGACCGGAGGGGCCACCAACATCATCGACCACGAATTGCTCATCAAGGCAATCGGCAAGCTTCCCTCGATGCGTACCCTCGGCGGCAGGATGGCCTTCTACATGCACAAGGATGTGTGGACCGACTTTCAAATCCTCTCGGTAAACAAGCCGAATGCCGGTTTGGGGTGGACGGAAATCTACGGGCAGAAAGTTCTTGGCTTCTGGGGCGTGCCCTTCCGTCAGGTCGATCAACTGCTCTTAACCGAGGATGCCTTGACCTAAGCATCAACCCTTTAAAGGAGAACGAAATGGGTTTCTTTGACGATCAAATGTACTTTTCTCAGGAACAAAGGGTCTGCGACGGCGGGGCAACCGAGGCGTCCGAGGACGTGTACGACTTCGGAGTAGCTTCGCCCAATGTGGCAAAAGGCGAGCCGATAACGCTCCTGTTCACCGTCGACGAGGTGTTTGCGGGGACGGCCACAACTCTTACGATCACCCTGCAAAGTTCGAGTGATAACGCGGTGGCCGATCCTTACGCGGATATCGCAGGCATTACAACCGGGGCGATTGCAAAGGCCACGCTGGTTGCGGGATACAACTTCACGCTTACCCTGCCCGCCTTCGCGGTTTACGAACGGTATTTGCGGGTGATGTACACCGGCGACAACACGTTCGAGACAACCGGGAAAATATCTTGCCGTCAGGCCCTCAACTATCAGACCAACAAGGCACCGGGAGCGTAAGCCATGCAGGAAAAATACAGGTGCATACGCAAATGTTACTTCCGCCACCGGATTTACAACGTGGGCGATACGCAGGTATTCGACAAGGAGGCGGGGGAGTATATCCCCCGGCACTTCACCGTTATCGGCCCGCCTCCGCTCGTGCAGCCCCCGGACACTTTCAAGCCGATCATGAAGGGGTTGCGGGCTCCGATTGACCCGGACCAGGCCGAAGAGGTCGAGGCGAAGCGGCGGGCGGCGGGCCGGCCGATTGACGCGCACAAGGCGGAAGGTCTCGAGAAGGAAGCAAGGAAACGATAACCGCTCTCAGACTGCCGGGAGGCAGGCGAAAGGAGCATTCAAAATGCGAAGGAACAGGACATTTCTTATCGCCCTCCTTGCGCTGCTTATCCCGGCGCTTGCATGGGGGGCGTTTAAACAGTTACCCGGGCGAGACCTCAACGACTACCTGGGTGATACAGGCAAGAGATGGCTCAACGCCTACATCCACCAACTCATGGTCAGCAACTACGCCGAGATTCCCGAGGTTTCGGCCCCGGCATCACCCGCGGCAAACTCCATTAGGCTCTATGCAAAGGATGTCGCCGGGTCCACGCACCTTTTCCAAAAGGATTCGGCGGGAGTCGAAAAGGACCTGGCGCTTGCAGGCGCCGGGACAATGGATGATACCTACAACAACGGCCATGCGATAACCGTTGACGCCGGGGCCGTGGCGCTTACCAACAACGCGGCCAACAATAACGGGGTGCTGACGGTCGAAAAGACCCCCGTGGGCGCTCAATCGGGCGACGTCGTAACGATCACGGCCGGGGCGCAGGCCTCAGGCGACGCTCTGCAGTTCGCAAATGCCGGGTCCGGAAATGACGTGGCCGGCTCCGGTGGAACGTGGTCCATTACCAAGGGCGGCGTGGCCACGGTTACAAGTCTTGCCGGGACAACGGCCACCATCGATTTTACGGATTTCGATGTATCAGCCGACGGTCTCATAACGATTGCTCCGGATGGTGGGGGCGCAGGTTTTACAATCAACCCGAGTGCCGCTCTTGCAACGGGTATCGACGCCAGCAACGCCGACATCGTCGACGCCCTTAATATCGGGGCAAACAATATCGTCGGTACAACCGGAACAATTAACTTCAACGCCTTCGACGTGGATGCGGCCGGGAACGTGGTTGCTACCTCCCTTAGTGCCGGTTCGATCGCAATGGATGCGGTGGTAGCAAAGACCGCGGCCACAACGCTTACAGTCGACGGCACCGGAACCGGCGGGGTTACAGTCGGCGGAACTTCGACCGGGACGGTAACGCTTGGCGGCGGCTCCACTCTGGTCAATCTGCCCGCCAACGTCGATATGACGATCACTCAGGGCGATTTCGCGGTAACCGATACAGCCAACGCCGACATGGTGACCTTTACCAATAACACCATGACAACGGCTGACATTCTGACCCTGGCCGCCGGCGGCACCAGGACCTCAAATAACGTAATCGCAATCACGGACGCCGCGACCACGGCTTCAACGATCGGGATTACCGCGAACACTCAGACGAGCGGAAACGGTATCGCCTACGGCAACACCGGGGCGGCTCTTACGGGTGCGGCTTTCAGGGCGGCGGTGACCGATGGAGCCGGATTCACCGGGTATTATTTCCAGGCATACGACGGAGCGGCTGACGACTTCTCGGTTAAGCGGTACGGCGCTACCACGATAGCGGGCCTCGCCTCCACAAACGTTCTGACCGTTACCGCCGGTGATGTCCAGATCGATGACGGCAAGCTCGAAATCGATACCGACGAAGACGACACGACCCAGATCAAGCGCAACCAGGGTGTGACTACCGGCCCGGCTGTAAAGATTTGGGATGCCGCGGCAGCCGCTGATAATCCCGCGCTGCTCATTACTCAAGATGCAACCGCCGCCGCAAGCTACGGCCTTGAAATTGACACTGCGGGGAGTACCTCTCAGCATTTCGTGGCAAACGGCGCGGCAGGCATTCACATGCTCATGGACGCTGCCGACGCATGGACCGGCCAAGCTCTCGTAATAGACGGCGGCCCGTGGCTCGGGACGGTCAATCGTGGCATGATCGACTTCCGTACCGATAGCGCTGCAACCGCTGAAGTGGGCCATTTTATCTATGGTAAGTTCCAGGGTACTGGGGCTGACGCAGCAGGGATTGATGGTAAGGGTCTTTACCTTGAAGACGAAGCGGCCGCGACTGTCGGGTCTTACCTCGTAAAGCTCGATACGCTGGCAAACGGCGCGCTCCACATTTCGAACGCAGGCGCTGCTGCAGACGGTATCAAGATTGACGTTGCCAACTCCTACACCGGACAGGGTTTCGTTGCTGACCTCGGCCCTTGGCTCGGAACCACCAACGAGGGCTTTATCAGCCTTGCATCCGACAACGCGGCAACGGTTCCCGCCGGGCAGTTCATGCGGTTTCGCCAGCTTGGGACCGGCCAGCACGCGGCGGCTATCGGCGGGACACTGGTCTTCCTCGAAGACGACGCGACGGCCCCAGCGGCCGGGACTTCGTATGCGGTCTATATCGACGCGACAAACATCGAAGCCATGCATGTCGACACGGGCAAGGTGCTGGTCGATGAGACAGTAACGGCAACCGGCGGACTTTCCTCGGGAACCGCAAGCGACTCTTATATCTACACCGACACCGTTGAATGTAACAACGCCTGCATCAAAGGACTCAGGGCAAGCAAACTCGAACTGACCCCGGCGCCTGGCGCGGCGGGTTTTGTCGAATTGGTGAGCGCGGTTCTCATTCTCGATTACGGCTCAGAAGTTCTCACCGTCAATGCGGCCGATAACCTGGTGATCGAGTATGAAACCTCCGGGACGGACGCCACAGCGGCAATCGAAACCGATGGTTTCCTTACCGAAGCGGCCGACACAATCCAGATTGTGCCTGCAGCGGCCATCGCAACGGTAGCCTCGGCAAATGTGCTCAACAAGAAACTCATGCTCTTCAATGTTGGTGGCGCCGAGATCGCCGGAAATGCCAGCAACGACACGACCATGACGGTCAAAGTGTCTTACCGCATTCACGCGGCCGGACTGTAGCAGCAAGGTAGTTTAAAATTGAGCGCCCCCGACTGTCGAGATGATAGGCGGGGGCGTAACCACAAAGGGGAAATGCGATGAGACGCTTCCTTATAATGCTTTTCGCGGGGCTATTGATCTCGTTGCCCCTTAGTGCATATGCTTTAGGGACCGCAACGCTCGGCAATGTCGAGAAGGTCTTCGTGGACGGGAAGGCACAGCGGGTCATTATCCCGATAACCTTCACGGCGGACGGGGCCGCACTCGAAGCAACGTACACGCTCAATCCGGATACTGTAGTGCCGGGGGGATTGAGCATTAAAGGATGGTATCTCCTCCTGGTCGAAACGGATCCCGGTGGCACCGGCCCCACAAATGGAGCCTGGGATCTGGATATCACCAACGCCAACGGATTTCTCGTATCCCAGAACCTGATTGACGACCGGAGTTCGACGGCAACCCAGCAGGTAAAAGGATCCACCATCGGATACGCAACGGGGATGATAACGAATTCATGGTCGATCACCATTGGAGACAATGCCGTGAATAATGCCGTGGCCGTTGTGTACCTAACATTCGTATCGAATTAAAGGGGGTGTCGACATGAGCGGTCTTTTTGGTGGAAGTCCTAAAATGACGCAGACCCCTCCGGCGCAGGTCCAAGCCGGTGCTGTCGAAACGGATGCGAGCAATGCTGCGATGTTTGAGCGCGTGAAGCGGGCGGCGGCTTACGGGAAACAAAAAACCATGCTGACCTCGGGAAATATGGCAGCCCCGACGCTCGAGCGCAAAACGCTTTTGGGGAGCCTATAGCATGGCTGGAACCTATTCAGTGGAAGAAATCTGTTCGGCGGGGCTCGGCATACTCGGCCAGGCGGCCATAACGGACATTGAGTCCACGACCCAACCGCACGCAAGGCTCTGCAAGCAGGTTTACTATATCACCCGCGACGCCCTCCTTTGTGCGTATGCCTGGCGGTTCGCAACTCTTCGGGTTGCCCTGGCTGTTCACGTTGATGTTCCGGCTTTCGGCTACGCTTACAAGTTTACGCTCCCCGGCGACTGCCTTAGGGTCCAGGCCGTCCACGACAAAACCATCAAGTACACGGTCGAAAGCGGCTTTCTCCTTTCGGATTCAGAGGAAATATCGATCGCGTATACGCGGGCGGTGGACGAATCGGGCTATTTCGATCCTGCTTTCGCCGATGCCCTGGCGGCTCGAATTGCCCTGAAGCTCGCCATGCCGATCCTGAAGAAGGCGGCTTACCTCGAAGTGGCGACGGGGTTTTATAAAGACGCATTGCGCACGGCAAGACATAACGACGCCATGCAGGATAACCCGGCCGAATGGACGGACGAAGAAAAGAGCCTCTGGCTGGCGGCAAGATAAGAGGGTTCAATGCCTCAAGCACATCCGGGATTAGTGAGTTTTGCAGCTGGCGAGTGGTCGCCCAACATGGAAGGCCGGGTTGATCTCGAAAACTACCGGCAGAGTTGCCGAACGCTGGAAAACTTTATCTGCCTTCCTCAAGGTCCGGCCATGTCGAGGCCCGGATTCAAATTCATAAACGAAGTGAAGTCGTCTCTTGCCGCTTGCAGGTTAATTCCATTCATCCACTCGAACGAGCAGGCGTACATGCTTGAAGCCGGGAATCTCTATTTCCGATTCTACATGGACCAGGCCCGGATCATGCTGGCGGGCGTTCCTTACGAGATTGTCACCCCGTACACCACGGCCCAACTCTCGGCCCTGCAATTCACCCAATCGGCCGATGTGTGCTACATCTGCCACGGTGATCAGCCCCAATACAAGCTTTCACGGTCTGGTCATACAAGTTGGTCGCTCGACCAGGTGGCTTTCAGCGACGGGCCGTACCTGGATGAAAACGCGGACCAACTCGTGCATTTGATCCCCTCGGCCACAACCGGGGTGGGTATTACCATCACGGCAACAAACATGTACGGGTTATCGACCCTTTCCACCTGGACCGGGACACCCGGGGCGGATACGGCGGTAATGACCGTTGCGGTCGAAAAGGGCGGATTCCAATTTGAAGCACCAGGCGCCGGGTTGCTCAAATCGTTTAAGGTATCAGGCGGCGGGTCCGTGGCTGATCCCAATGTTGCAACGGCGTATCTTTATTCGGATGTGGCTGGGTCACCAGGGGC